ATAATTTTTATTCTCATATACTACGTAATAAGAACTACGTAATAAGAACTACGTAATAAGAACTACGTAATAAGAACTACGTAATAAGAACTACGTAAGTAGTAAGACCAGCTCCCCTATGGGGTAGGTAAAATTACTTAGACCCCCCTCCGGCATCTCGCTGACCTCACCTAATACCTAGCAAAAAAACCAAGTACCTACTACGTAACCCCTTGTAATCATTACGTTTTATTGTCATTACCTTGTCAAGACAATGTAGAGTGTTGGTGTTACGTAGTACTTATTAAGTAAAATCTTCGACTTTCCATGTAGATTCATGGTACAAGAAGTGTTATGTCTAAAGAATTGAAAAAAATGAGCAAAGTTCAGGTGTTACTGCCACCTGAAGCGGCGTTGCCCATAGGCGACAGAGTATATGCGCTCGATGTTGAGATTCTTGATAATCCGTATGCGCCGACTGAGCGTGATTTAGCAATTATCGAACGATTCGGGGCATTGATGTGTGAACCTTCCGAAGTGCTTGCGCTGACTGGCATCACCAAAGAGCAATTTTCTGAAATCTTCCAGAGTGCGTGGGCAAGAGGACGCGAACGGGCCAAAGCTCGGCTTCGTCTTGCACAGTGGGACACAGCCATGACAGGAAGCGAGCGTATGCTTATCCATCTTGGAAAGCAGTATCTTGACCAAACCGAACGAACGGAGAGCACGAATGTTGATGAACTCCAACGAAAAGAGCGACAAAACTTCCGTGATAAACTCGCTGACGCTCTTGACCGTGCAGCAAAGAGAAGAACTCCTAAGCTCATTGACGGTGGAGCAGAAAGAGGAAGCGAAGAAAGAGTGGATGTTGTGGGCGAGGGACAACCAACTCCCCCCGCAGCCTGATGATTGGGATTTTTGGCTCGTCCTCGCTGGCAGAGGTTTTGGTAAAACCCGGACAGGAGCGGAGTGGGTACGAGAACAAGTTGAAAAGCACGGTGTCATGCGTGTGGCCCTCGTTGCGCCGATTAGTGCCGATGTGCGGGACGTTATGGTCTGCGGCGAGTCGGGCATCATTAACTGCTCAAAACCTGAGTTCATGCCGAAGTACGAACCCTCGAAAAGAAGAATTATCTGGCCGAATGGGGCCACCGCGATGATGTACTCCGCAGAAGAACCGGAGCGGTTACGAGGACCACAGCATGAAAAAGCATGGTGCGACGAGTTAGCGGCATGGCAGGAACCTGAAACGTGGGACATGCTACAGTTTGGTATGCGATTGGGAATGCACCCACAAACGATTATTACGACTACGCCAAAACCCACACCGTTCGTTGCACGTATTATGAGGCTTCCTAACTTGATGACAACAAGAGGAAGTATGTTAGATAATAGAGCAAACCTTCCTCCGTCATTTATCCGTGCCATTATGGACAGGTATCAAGGGACACGGTTGGGGAAACAGGAGATTGAAGGATTGTATCTATCGAGTATTGAAGGTGCGATCTTCTCCGAAGAGAATATTCAACGGCTACAAAGTAAACGGAGTGTGGATGATTATGAGCGTATCTGTATCTCGGTAGACCCTGCGGTGAGTGCCGGAGAAGGCAGCAACGAAACAGGGATTATTGTGGCAGGAAGTTTCGAGAGTGGAAAGTATGCCGATGTGATAGCCGATCATTCGGGGCACTATAAGCCGAATGAGTGGGCTGATCTCGTCATACACTTGTATCATACGTGGAAAGCGGATAGAGTTCTTGGAGAAGTTAATAACGGAGGAGATTTAGTCGAGCATACTTTACGAACTCGTCGGGGCGGGGGGCATGTAGCATTTCAGAAAATTACCTCGTCAAAAGGAAAACGACTCCGGGCGGAACCGATAGGTGCGTTGTACGAGCAGAAGAGAATCTTTCATGCTGAGTATTTTGAAACTTTAGAGGATCAGATGGTGACATTTAATCCAGAAGAAACCGTGAAGAGGGGTATGTCACCAGACCGGGTGGACGCGCTAGTGTTCGCGTTGACTTGGCTTATTGTAGACCGAAGAGTACCAAGAGTGAGGTTCGTCTATGCTTAAATTCTTTCGTGGGTTGATAGAGGGGAAGCAGTTTGAAGATTCTTCGCACATGCAGAAGGCTATTCCAGTTGTCAACCGCATGAGTACGACTCAGTGGTTTTTTACTGGTACGTCGAGGAGTGCATCTTCATTAAATGGAAAAGTGAACGACCCATATGCCTCTCATGCGTGGGTACATGGCGCGATTGAAGCGGTTGCCATGAATATCAGTCAGACTCCGCTCATTTGGAAAAACTCTCTTGATAGACAGGCCGCATCGAGAGATTCGCTGAAGTGGGAGAAGTTGTTTGAGTCACCAAACCCTGACATGGGGTTAGCGCAGCTTCTTGAAGCCACCCTCATATACATTCTGCATTACGGAGAGTGTATGTGGGTACTAGATCGAACGACGAAAACAGGTATCCCGACAGAGATTTGGCCGTATAACGGGAAGCTGTTTGAACCTCTGCTTGACAAGAAAGACAATATTGTAGGCTGGGAGATTGAAGTAACTTATTCCGATGGGACGAGGGAAGTACTCAAGTTTGATCGGTCAGAAGTTTTGCACTTCAAACTCTTTAATCCGTATGACATAAAACGTGGCCTGTCACCTCTGTCAGCGGCACAACTCGGTATTGACCAAGACCACTTTGCAAATGAGTACAACAAAGCATTCTTTATCAATGGCGCGTTGCCGAGCGGGGTTGTCGAAGTTGAGGAGCAGTTATCCGATGAAGTGTTTGATCGTATGCGTCAGCAATTTCTCGACCATCATCAGGGTGTGAGTAAAGCACATACACTAGCTATTTTGGAAGGTGGAGCGAAGTACAAACAACTTTCTGTGTCACAGAAAGATATGGAGTTTTTAAATCAGAAGAAGTGGAATCGGGACGAAATTCTCGCCTGTTTCAAAGTTCCGAAAATGGAGTTGGGTATTTGGGATGATTTAAATTTCGCACTGGCAAAAGTTCAGGCAAGAGAGTTCTGGGTCAAAACGCTCATTCCGAAGATGAAGCTGATTGAGTATATCTGGTGGTCGCAGCTCTTTTCGCTTTCTGGCAATGGGCAAGTGTTTGCTGAGTTTGATACATCGAAGATCGAAGCGTTGCAAGGAGATGTTGCTGAAAAGATCGAGATGATGTTCAAGCTCTGGCAGATGGGGTATCCAGTGAATCGGCTGAATGAGAGGTTCAATTTAAATCTTCCTATGATTCCTAACGGTGATGCAAGCTATGTGATGAACAACGTGTACCAAGTCAATGAGAAAGGGGAGATTCAATTCCCTGCTCCTACAGCAAATCAGGAAGGGAATACTTCAGCTAGAGAAAAACCACCCGGCAAGGAGAAAAAGAAAGATGCCGATTCCCAAGCCAAATAGTGGAGAGTCCCATAAGGAGTTTATGGGTCGTTGCATGGCAAATCCTACGATGAACTCCGAATTTCCAGCCGCAGATCAACGATACGCGGTATGCCAAAGATCGTGGGAAAAAACAAAGGAGAAGAGTATGAAGCCAACTCAACCGGAAAAACCACAGAAGATAGAAATTAGCAAAGATAAAATGTACCGAAAACTCTTGCCTGATGTGACGTTCTCTATTGACGCGGCGAGTTTGAAAGACCGACAGATTCGCGTGAAAGCGGCAAGCGGGAAGACGGATAGAACGGGGGATATTGTAAAGGTTGATGGGATTGATTTGACAGCCTATATGAAGAACCCCATCGTGCTCTGGGGGCATGACCATTATGGACTGCCGGTTGCAAAAGCTGTCCAGATTGAGAAGGGGAGTTCTTTAGATATGGTGTTTCAGTTCCCCACCAAAGAAGAATACGCCTTCGCTGATACAGTGTATAAGCTCGTAAAAGGTAAATATATCAACGGGGTATCTATTGGGGCAAGAGTGAAGGAAGCCGAATGGATTACCGACACCGATGGCCGAGTTATCGGGAGGAAGTTCATATCTCTTGAATTATTGGAAGTCAGTATTGTGCCTATTCCAGCCGATAGCAAGGCTCTCATTACAGCGGTGAAGTCCGGTGCCGCGTCGATTGAGGATGTTGAAGAGTGTATCTCAAAAACTTTTGAAGCCCCACTTGATTTGTTTACGCAAAATCCTGTAGATATAACTACGTACAGTCTTTCGATCACTTCTGGCTCAACGCCCCTTGGGTCAGAGACTACGGAAGAAGAGGAGGATATGTCTAAATTTGAAGATCAACTAAAAGCATTGACAGATCGTGTAACCGCGATTGAAGAGTTAGCGAAAACATCAGCGCAGGTTCAAGGTCAAGCGACGAAATCGCTTGAGGCTTTGAACGGGTTGATGAGCAACCTTTCGACTGCGTTAGTTACGCGCACAGCACCGAATATTCAGAATGTCTCGGAGACAATCTCCGCACTTCCGTTAGATAAAGAAGTGGCAAAGAAAGTGTCCGAAATTATGGACACCATTCAAAAGAAATTCTCTGCCCCACGATAATGTGGGCTAGATACCAGGAGGATGATACAATGGAAGATTTGAAAGAGCTAATGACGAAGATGGAAGAAGTCGCTGGCAAGATTGACGAAGCTGCTAAAGCTGGTCAGTCTGTCGCTGAGCTAGAAAAGAAGATGAATGCCATGAGCGAGCAGTATACAGCATTGAAGCAGGAGATGTCGGAGATTCGTGTTGCAAAGTCGAATAAGAAAGGCTCGGTTCCTGGTCTTGAAGAGGAAGCGAAGAAATTTTCGTTAATGAGAGCGATCAATGCGATTGCGACGAAGAACTGGAAAAACGCTGAGTTTGAGCGCGAAGTGTTCCTTCATACGTCTGAAGTGAACAAGGATATGTCTACCGAAACGGATACGGCTGGTGGATATGTGGTTCCTACTCAGGTGCTCAGTGACTTTGTGGAACTGCTCCGTGCCAATCTTATTGTTCGTCAGTTGGGCGCAACGTATATTGATGGTTTGATGGGTTCTCCGGTGGAAATGCCTGGACAGGCGGGTGGAGCCACGATTTATTGGCTCGGAGAAGATAATCCTACTGGAATTACCAGTTCAGACCTGTCTCTGAAGCAGAACCAGATGACTCCTCACATGGCCGCTGCGCTAGTGAAGTTGTCGAACAGGCTGCTCCGCATGAGCAATCCTGGCATCGAGGGTCTGATTCGTCAGGATGTCTCCCTTGCGATGGCTGACGCAATCGACCAGGCAGTTCTTGTTGGAGCCGGAGCGAATGGTCAGCCTCTTGGATTGCTAAATGTTCCAGGCATCCTGACGCACGATCTATCGTCGGTTACAGCTAAGCCTGGAATTTGGGCCGAACTGTACGAACTGGAAAATAAGCTGGCCGAAGCGAACTCCCTTCGTGGGAAGCTCGGCTTTGCTTGGCACCCTCGCGTGAAAAAGATGCTTTCGCAAGCCCGTATTGATGCGGTGTCTGCGGCTGACGAAGCTGGTGCGTTCGTGGCGAATCCGCTTACGAGTTCGCAGCTTGCTAGCTATGTAGGCTATCCGTTTGCTTCAACGACCAATCTACCGATCACCAGCGGCTCACCGGATTCCTGTAGTGTGCTGTTTGGAAATTGGGCGGAAATGATCGTTGGTACGTGGCAAGGCATTACGATCATGGCTTCACAAGAGGCTGATACTGCTTTTGCGAAGAACCAAACGTGGGTGAGGATCATCACGGAAGTTGACTGCATGGTAAGACACCCTGAGTCCTTCTGTCATGGATTTACGCTTGACGCGACTCTGTAGTTAAACTGAGAATATGGGGAGGAGAAATTCTCCCCATATTTCTTCACCTGAAGCAAGGAGACAATAATATGTCAGCAAATGTAAACATCGGCTATAATCACACCCCGAAGTACGGCGCGGCTGGAAGCGGGGTGGGTGTAGTTACAGGCCCTTCGATTGATACC